TTGTCGAATAACTCGTACATGAATTTTGCTTGTTCTGCGTGTTTCATGCTCCTTGTCTTAAAACTTACTTTCATATCGCTAATTGTTTTTTAAATGTTCTGAACTTTAATAAGGCGTAAAAGCTACCAAATCCTTCCTCCTTTGCTTTCTTATCCCTATAAGCGTGCTGCCCTTGGCAATAACACCTTTTGCATTGGCTCTTATGCTTTGGGTAGAAGTCCGTGCTTCCGCATTGGCATTGTTTTTTTGTCATTTGTTTATTCAAAAATTAATTTCTTTCAAATCTAATTTCTTTGGCTCTTGCTCAAACATAGCTATTGTGTCTACTTGTGGAGCGGTCGGAGTTGGTTCGCCTTCTACTTGTATCCAACAGCGATTATCCCATTCCGCATCATGGTTTTTGCTATCATTAGGCTCATATCCGACCTTAAAATTAGTATATCTGCCATTGTTGATATTCCAAGCCTCAGTCCATTCTTCACCTACGGACCCTAAATGAGAATACTTCCATTTTAATATCCTAAAATTAACACAATTTCTTTCAAAGTCTCTTGCCATTCCTAAAATATTGTAACTCATATCAAAGTGTTCGCCGCCACCTTTAGATTCATAAGCACTTGGGATTGGGAATGTTTTTCCATCATCCTTTGGCTTTATTTTTACAGGGTGCAAAGCTAAAAACAAATGGCTATTAGTTTCTTTTACAAACTTGTCAAGTTCGGCATGATATAATTCAGTATATTCGTTCACATCGCTCCTTTTAGAGTCTTTCAGCCTTACTCTATTAAACGGGTCTAATACAAATATTTTAACCCCTTTCCTTTTGTATAATTCTTTAAATTTTGCTAATGTGGTTATTAGGTCTCCAGTATCAACAACACTAAAAAAGTTTTGGTCAATATACTCTTTTACGTTTTCAAGTTGTTCTGAATCAATATCTGATGCATTAGGCATCCTACCAAAGAGCTTCATTACCCATTTATTGTGGTGCAAAACTGGGTCGTTTTCTGGTGAACAAAATGCCGCTTTTAAATCATACCTTTGATTTAACCTGATAACAATATCATCTAACTTCTCTGACTTTCCACTATTTGCAGCAGAAACAAGCAATGTGTATTGTGAAAATGCAAAAGAACAAACAGCATCCATTTCTCTTAATCCAACAGTAAACCCCTTTTTGTCGCCATTTTTCCAAAAATCCTTTAATGAATCCCAAGTGTCAGATATTGTCATTACCTTATCTAAAGGAATAGGAATGTGATTCTCCAAAATCTCTCTTGTCTTATCTTTACCTAATGCAACCAAGCACTCGTTGGCATCTTTATATATCCCGAAATCAACTGTATAGCACTTTTCGGCACCAATTCGTCTAATTAGTTCATCTTTACCTTCTTGACCAGCAATATCTTTATCGGTGGCAATTATTACTTTCTCGCATTTCTCAATTAAATCAACATAATCATCCAAGTAAGACAAGTTAATTGTACTTGTGCCATCTTTCCTTGGCAAGGTGAATCCATTTGGAACTGAAAATACTGAATAAATACCGCATTCAATAAGTGAAGCACAATCCACTTCTCCTTCTACAATGTAAATAATATCTGAGCCTATAATGGAATCAATATTGTATGGTATAACCTTTGCATTAGGTATAAACATAAAGTCTTTATTAGCTCCACGGTACTTTATATTTACAAGGCTGCCATTAGAATAATATCTAAACTCTATTACTTCAATAACAGCTTTAGCTTTTGGCATCATTCTACTACTTGTTTGTATGCCTAAATGGTTTAAAGTAGCTTCTGATATAGCCCTTAAATCCTTAAAGTACTTTAAAGCCTTTGGCGATATGTCCTTTTTTGGTGTCTCTTCTGGAATTGTATATTTTTTCAAAATTTGTTTTGCTTTATATGTATGAAGTTGAACTCTTGCACCGCAATGATTACACTGTCCTAATCCTGTATCCCAAAAAACACTCATGCACTTATCAGAGCTTTTTTTTCTATTGTGGCTACACTCTGGACAAGTTGATGTTGTTGCACCTTGCTTAATTCCATGCACATTAAATTTTTCTACCTCGAAGCCGTTTAAAATCATTTTTCGTATCTTTTTTCTATTATTGGATTATCACAATTTAAAGTACCTTCTCTTAATGCTTTCTCAAAATCCTCTTCTTTCATTTCGATAGCAGCCAATCCCATTCTAACACGAACGTATTTTATCTTTGTGGTAGGGTTGGCTACCTCGTCACAATATCTTTTTTGATTAAGATAAGTAGCTAGATGAGGATGATTATATTTTTCAAATTCCTTTGTCTTTGAAAAGATTGGTAAATGTTTTTTAACCATTTCAATGTCTTTGTTATCCATTTTTAAAAACTTATCTTTAGCAATCTGCTTTCCAGCCTTAGTCGGATACTCTTTCCAAAGCGATTCAAAAAGTTCTTCTTTTATTTCTTTTTCTTTCTTAATACTTTCTTCTCCTTCTTCTATTGGGTTGGTTTGCGTTTGCTTATCATTTGGCTTGCGTTTTGATTGCGTTTCGGTATCGTTTTCTTTTGACTGATAAGTATCATAGTTACAGATAGTTATCCGTGTAGTTTTTAATAAGTTTTCATGTAAAATCATACCATCTTTTTCTAGTAGTACGAAAAAGTTTCTAACCTTATTTTTGTCTACTTTCCAACGTGTAGCCCACTGTTGTAAACTCATTATAGATTGCCCTCGCTTACACTCTATAAGTTGATTTCCAATTAGTATCTTGTTGTCCTTAAAGTTAACCGTCAGCAAAATATCTATCCACCATTTAAACTTTGTATCGTCACTCCAAACCCAATGCTCATTTATTGCTCTGTTTATTTTAATCCAACCAGTATTCTCTTTCATCTTTTTCTATAGGGTGTAATTGTTGAATTGTTTCTATAATCCAATCTGTATAGCAGTTAACATCACCAATGTCATACCACTCTTCCTTAGCTTTTGAATTTATAGAAAGTAAAATCTTATAAATGTATTCCATAACGGTAGGCAACATTTCTCCGCTTAACTCCATTAGTTTATCATGAAAATAATGATAATTTTCATGGCAATTATCGCACAATGTATGAAGGTACTTATTATCATACTCCCATGCCATAGTGTTTTTCTTATAATAACCATGATGCACATGAAGCTTTCTGTCTGTACACTTGCATTCTCTACATTTATTTCCGTCTCTTTCCAAAATTTCTAATCTTTTCTTTTGCCATTTAGGACTTTTCAATTGTTCTGAATATGTCATAACTTTAAATTTTTGTAAACTAATTATAGAAAAAAAATCACTTAACCAATTCTCTAATCCTATCTTCAAGGTCTCTACTAGGGCTAACATGCCCATTTATAATCTGACTAAGGAAAACACTTGAAACACCTACTTTTTGTGCCACAAAAGACTTTTTAAGTCCGTTATCCTTTATGTACTTATTTAATTTTTGTACTATCATAATGCAATATTAGTTTAATTTTTCTTTAATGTCAAATCTTTCTTACTTTTTTTTCAAAATATTTTCCGCCCACGTCAGAACCTCGTCTAACGCTTCGCCTATGGTCTTTGGGTTGGGTTGCTCTATGTCGGCTCCCCTTCGCCACCTATTGTACGTTCTGAGGATGTTCAGGTTCTTTTTTACTTCTTTCTTACTCATATTATTGTAATTAATTGGTCTTTATACAAATCTTCCAGTTCCACTTCTTCATGCTCACCAAGTGCCACCAAGTCGTCTTGGGCAATGGCGAAGCGTGTGGCTTTGTACCCCCAAAATTCAGGGTTAGAAATGCTTACCTCCGCAAGCTGGAACATTAGCTCATTCGTTATTTTGTTCCTTGCGGTGGCTATAATGGTGTATTCCTGCCCTTTCTTGATCCATTCGCTACTCTTAACCTCGTTGGGTTTATTCCTGTCGTCCACACACAAGGTGGGCACCAATCGCTTTAATGTTCTCATTTTTTCTTTAATTTTTCAATTTTCCAAATGCCTAACTTTTTTCTTTCAATCCTTTGTTTGTACTTCAAAAACTCCCTCTTGTCGGTGAACACCTTTTTTAGTGATGTCACATGGTAGCATTGGCAATCTTTGCAATAATACGACCGCCTTGGCAATTTGTCACGGCTGGAGTGCCTTTTTAACTCCTTGATGTGAATATTTGCCTCACGCCGTGACGTATAATTTGCCTTGCCGCACATATCCATAATCAAGGCCAACGTGTTCCATTCATAACATCTATCTCTCTGTCGCTAAGCCTATCGCAGTTTTGCTGATAAAAGCTAGTTGTTTTGAATTTTTTATCTGCCATCCAAGGTAGTTCTTCTTTTGAGAAATGGTGAAACTTAATGCTGTGGCAACGATACGTTTTCTCTCCTTCCGAACAAATGCTTATTCCAGTTAAATACCCCTGATAAATAGGACTATCGTGGTTCCACCAAAAGTATCCCCAGTCACCAACCTTTGGTTCGTTCGGGTTTTTTTCTGAGGCGTTTATGAAAATATTACCATCAACAACTGTATAAGGGTAATTTACTTGGTTCATTCTCTTATGAATAACCAAAGTAAAAAATGCTTTTTTTGGCTCATCATCCCAAACCCACATTTCTTTCATAATTGGCTCAATGCCGTACTTTTCTTTTAATTCCTCGCTGATCATTTTTTTATTTTTGTTTAAATTTTTAATTATTTCATCCATGGTTGCTTCTCGTGAGAGAAATTGTAGAACCAAATGCCTACTATACTTGCATAGTAAGGAGGTCTACCATCTTGGCATATATTGGTCAATTCATCGAAAACATAAGAATCCTCGTTATCCCAGAAGTAGCCCTTTATGCCCACATAAATTCTTTCGTTGCTCATAATCTTTCAATTTTTACCGTTAATACTCCTTTTTTTAAATTTCCTATTTTCTTAAATGCTGCCTCCGATAGGTCCAAGGTTCTGCCGTACTTCGCAAATCCGCCTCTATCGTTTACTACCACCACCACGCTCTTGTTATTCTTCAAGTTAGTCACTCTTAGTTTATCTTTGAACTTATAATTGCTCAAGGCAGCACAAGTTAGCTTGTTCTTATCAAATACTTCCCCGTTGGCTGTTTTCCTGCCGTGGAACGGGTCGCTGTAGAACGACACCTTGTGGCTTGTGTTTAATGCTAAAATTACCAATAATAATTTAATCATGTCTTTACTTTTTTAAGTTTTGCTTATTGAACCGTACTGGTATCACTTTGAAGTACTCACACTTGCCGTTTGAGGGCTCAAATGAGCCGTAGGATTGACGATAGCGGTTCGGTGGTATAATGTACCTAAAACAATCTTTTCTAAGCTCACAAGCCTCGTTTTCGCATTTTACTATATCCATATTTTTATCGTTTAAGTGAAACTAAATCATGCTTGTCCATGAATGCTTTCCAATCGTCTTGCACTTGTTTTGTTTGCTCATCGCCAAACTCGCCTACTTGCATCATAACGTAAAACATATCTTCAAGCCACACGGTTAGTTCTACAAGTTGCTCCACCGCCATTGGGCTTCCAAAGTCTTTATTCATTATAGCCATGAGCCTATCAAAGAACGTCTTGGCGAAGCTCCTGTCGGCTTTTTTGAACTCACCTATGCCTTCGTCTATATTGTCGATTAAACACTGACTAAGCGTGGCTAAAAATAATAATCTAAATTCTCTCTTTCTCATATTCAAATTGTTTAATAATGTTTACTTGTTGGTTGGGCATTTCTTTTACTAGCGTGGCAATAGCCCTTAATTTTGCCTCCAGTTCGCTTTTTGCCTTTGGGCAGTATTCTACTCTTATCGAGTCCTCAATAAAGCAGTAGAGGTCGTACAAACGCTCAATCAATCTTCTTGTATTGATAGATGTAATTCAGCCATTTCTTGAAACCCCTCTTGATTGGCTTTTGCTGATTCGATTTGATTTCTAAGACTCTCTTTAGCAAGTCCTCATTCACGTTAAATTCTAATTTGTCCATTTGTTTAAATTATTTGTTTACTTTCACAAAAGTAGTAAAACTTTTGACACAAAAAACAAATTTGATTATTTTTTTTATTTCAAGGCAAAAAAAAATAGGCCTAAAATAAGCCTACTTTTCGTTTAACTAATCAACCATTTTCCTATAAAAAATCACTTTATCAACTTCGACTTACTTATTGCCAATAGTTCCCTTACGTCATTCCTCCGCAAGAAGTCCTTTGCCTTTTCTAACATACTTTCCGTCTTAAATGGTGGCACGCTCCTTTCTACTACCATTTTGTAGAAGTAGTGGTAAGATACCCCAGTTTCTATTGCCAAGGTCTTACAAGTTACACCACGCTCCATTAGAGCATTGTATTTCTCTAATATATCCCACACTTCTATGCTTATTTCGTATTTCTTTTTCTCTTCCATGTAGGCAAAAGTAATAAGGCTATTTGTCTTATCAAAAAATAATTGTATTTATTTTTAAAAAAGTTTTTAATTATTTGTTCTTAATTTAAAATTAATATTATATATTTGCAATATAAAACAAAATAATATGATAGAAATATTTCAAAGCGAATTAGGGCAGTCTGTAAGAATGACTGAATTGTATGATTACTTGGGTCTTGAAAGGTCTCATTATTCTAGATTTGTTAAAAAAGAATTAATTGATTCTTTCCATTTTGAAGAGCATAAGGACTACTCGCCCAGAATGGCTAATAACAGTAAACTAGGCCAAAGAGGGCAGTTTAGGCAAGAAATAGCGGTGCATATTGATGCAGCCAAAAAGATTTGCATGGTTTCAAAGAGTTCAAAAGGAAACCAAATCAGAAATGAATTGGTAGAACTTACAAAGAAGGTAGAAAATGCATCATTGGTTTCTCATAGTGACGTTATGTTAATTATGAAAATGATTAAAGTATTTTCAATTTATGAGTACAGAACATTGGCACTTAATAAAAATAAAGATAACTTTGTACAAAACCAAGCAGAGTTAAACGTTTTAAAACCAAATGGTAACCAAAATGTTTATGCAAGGTTTAACAATTGGAGGAACGAAGTACTTTTAACTGGTAAAGAGGTACTTGCTGAAAGAGTAAAAGAGTATTGTATCATAGAACAAAAGGCAATACCCGCTAAATTTACACAAGACCAAGCATTAGTTTTAATGGGAGAATACGAACAAATAAAGAATGCAGTTTGGGATTTATTACAAAGTAAAAACAAAAGTGAAGAAATGATAAATAATATTTGTAAGTTGGCACATGATTTATCAAAAGAAATGAAGCCTTTCATGCAAAGACTAAACCAAAGTAACCTATTCTTTGATAGGATAAAAGAAACAGAAGTAAGCGAAGTGTTCACTTATAAGTTAAACGCTTAGCCATTATAGCCATGAAAACATTAAAAAACACCGCCACGCAAACAATTACAAACGCAAAGCAAGTGCCATCTTGCACCACACCCGTTGAAAGAGCGGGCTACATTAATTTTGAAACCAAAAATAAAAAATAAAATGATTAAAATTTTCACTTGGGCATCCATGTTCTCAGCAATCCTAATGGGTACTTTAGTATTCCACGTAGCCATTAGCTACATCATGGACAACCCTATTGTATTTAAAATTGCTTTAGGCATCCTTGCCGTAGCAGTACTATTCGAAATAGGCAGAAGTCTCGCCATAGAATATATGGGCAAAGACGAACCCGAAATTGAGCCAATCAAGGAAGAGGAGCCGCTACACTAAGCAAGTTGGCACTATCTAACAACATAGTGCCACTTTTTTCTTTCTCAAATATCTCATACTTGAAAGTAGAATCAGCATTGCACCCATCATTGCCACACTCGCTCGAGTTGTACACCTTGGTTAATTCCTTCAAGTACAATGTACCCGTAGCACTATAACGCTTATCTACGCCTTCCACTCCAGCATCATAAGCACCCCTAAAGTACACCATCCTTCCACCTATTTTCAGCGAAGACGTTCCCTTGATTATTTGTAGTATCTCAAAATGCTCATCCCTTGTTAGCAAGTTTGTCTTGAAAGGCACATAAGGCCGTATTATCGAGTCGGAGATAGAATAATTCCCATCGCTTAATTTCTTCTCGGTTTCCTCTGTCTCGTACAATGTAGCCCCTAAGTAGATAGGTAGCCTATACCTGTAGTAGAAGTCGTCTTGGTAGTACTCTATAAGCACCCCTAAGTTATTGTTGTCGTTGTTGGCCACCACTTCTATTCTATTACTCACCGCAATAGCCACATCCTTTCGGTAGATCACCAACCTATAACACCCATGCTCGCAAAAGCTAAAGTCCACACCCACCTTGTTCACCTTCTTCAAGCAGAACTTTTGGCTGCTCAAGTATAAGTCGCTATTGCTTACCCTTACATCTTGGTTTGCATACTCCATATCGAAGTACATTTTCACACCCGAAGGTGTCATTTCTATTTCATCGTGTGAGTCTATCAAGTCTTCTATCGTGCCACCTTCAAAAGTAAACACGTCTATCTCGTTGCCTTCGTTGTCTGTGGCGTACAATGTAAAAGGAGGCACATCTTCAAAGTCCTCTATCAATATACCCACCCAAGCCATATTGTTGTAGTCTATTCGCCTCAAGCAACTTCTATTACCTATTATAGGCTCTTCCTCGCATAATTCATTTGTCTTGCACTCTACTATCGCCACCCTATCGCATTGCCCATAATTTGGCACAGAAACACTCCACCATTCGCCTATTGGTACATGAATAGTCTTATCTATCGCTACGTCATTAAAAGGCACTACAGAGCCTAATTGCTTAAATTTCAACATGTCGGTAACTCGTATTTTGGGTATTGCCTAATATTTACCTTGTCGCCTACCTTTGTCCTAAAAGTCAGGCATCCTTTCTTAGTTGTATCTACGTCTATTTTCTTGCACATCACCTCGTTTATGAACAATTCAAAGCTAAGGTCGCCACAATAGTCGTTGCAAATACTAAAACTATAAGACGTGTTGTCTTCTAATTGCATCTCACTACCACTCATTTCGTAGTAAGATTTCATTACAACCTCGTCCGTGTCGTTATTTTTTAGGGTAAACATGATAAACTTTTTGCACAAAACTAAAAAAAGCTAATTTACTTTTTGATAACTATCTAATTTTTAGTAACAATTCAATAATTTTGCAAAAAAATAACACAAATGAAGCTGTTTCACAAAGATTACATAGAATTACGCAAGCCAAAAGGCAAATACGAAGAGGAGTTTTTCGAGGAGGTTAAGCGTGTCCTAAAGCAATACAACCTGTCTTACTTCACGGGCTACCGTTGGCTTAGGGAAGGAAGGATTCCACACCAGTACCACCGCAAGCACCAATACACCATCATGGGCAAAAGCCTTCGGGAGTTCCGCAAGAAATCACTCAGGGTTACCGTGAAGGACGTTGTTGTTATGTATCAACTCAAATACAAAAGTAATATAAGCCACACCACGATTTTTATGTACGAATCGGGGTATATCCCAAAGAGAAAACCAAGCAAGAACTTTATTAACCTTATTAACTTATATCGCTCAAAAGCACGCTTAGATGTTAATCCGATACCGTGAGCTCATTTTCTTCACGGTGTGGCTTCTTTTTTGCTCATATACATTCATGCCTTTCTTGTCTAAGTTCACACTTACGCTTGGCTTAGAAAACTCACTACGCATACCCATGATTTCCTTTTTCACGTTTATAAGCTCGTCTCTTAGCCCCATATCCTTAATCATGCCATTTAGTACATAAGGAGCTATCGCAGGGCTTGTGTCTAATTTATACATTACATTCTTGTGGCTATTGAATACGTCCACTACGTCTGCCCTTGTAGGCCTTATGCCGTTGTTAGCCCTTGTCATAGAGTCCATGTCTTTCTTGTTGAATACGGCTTCCCCTGGGTGCAATGTCGCCTTGTAGCCACCTTTGTTGTCCACCCTTTTGCTTCGCTTGGAGTCCACAGTAGTGTCGTCTATCCCTTTTTCGTAGTTGGCGAAGTCGGGAGCTTCGGGATAAGTTGGTGCATCTGGTGGCTTAATAAGTAGAGCCGCAGCAATAAGGCCTACTCCAATTGCTATGCCGACTCCAGTTGCTGTACCCAAAGAAACAGCGGCTAATTTTGCAGTTAAAATAGCAGCTTGTATCCCTATTTCGGCAATAGCCATTGCTTTTTGAAATCTAAAGTTTTGAACATCCAATTTGTGTTGTGCGTCCAACGCTTTCTTTTTGGCCTCCCAAAGCTTTACATCATTATCGTACTTTTCCTTTCTAACCCTATCGCTCTGAGCCTTTTCTTCTTCTAGCTTTTTAAAGTTCGCATCCTTTTCAATTTGAGAAACATTTTCACCTTTTGCCTTAGCAAGTGCCTCTTGTTTGTCTTTATCAGTTACCAATATACCTAAGGCAGATTCGGTATATTGTGACAAATTAGCCAAATCAGCGTCTCTCATTTGCCTAGCTTTGCTCGCAATAGACTCATCCTTGGATGCCACCAAGTCAGCATACTTGTCGTATATATTTGCCCTTTCGGTGAAATAGTTAGACATGATTCTGTTTGCCTCAGCTTCGTTATTTGCTAACTTTGAAAGGCTTGTAAGGTATTTCTCATCTTCCTTTTCGGATAATTGTTGTGTTTGGTTGTCAATAGTAGATAGAGTATTCTTGAATTCGTCATTCAAAATCTTTTCTCTCTTTGCCCATGTGCTTTCTAAAAGCTCTATTTCTTTTTGAGCCGCAGCTATTTCCTTTTGTCTTTTTGCATTTAAGAAAGTATTAGTTATTTGCAACAAAGCCTTAACCCCAGCACCAGCAATTTTTATCCTTTGCATCATTGCCTCGCCCTCAAGCTCTTGTATGTCTTTTAAAGACTTAGCAAGTATGTCTTTGCTTGCATCAGAACCATCTTTGTGAACTTCTTTTAATTTTTCATGGTTCTTTTTGGCTTCTGTTATTAAGTCTTCTAGCCCCTTTATTCTTTCTCTATTTATATCCCTTAGTGCAGAAGCAAAATCTTTACCTTGCTTTATGATTCCCTTGACCATTCGGCCATTTATTTTGTCTATCTCGTTTTCACTATTCTCATACAAGTCCACAAAGTTCTCTAATGTGCTTACAGTAGAATTGGTGAAAGTTATCAAGGCACGCAAATTCCTTTCCTCTCTTTTGCCTAAAGTTTCCTCAATCTTCTTGTTGGTGTCTTCTATTTCCTTTATGAGTTGCTGCCTGCCTTTAGCCGCATCTTCCGCTTGTTGCTTGTAGCTTTCCTTGTTTATAGACACCATGTTGTCAGCGTGCTTTTGCTGTTGAAAAGCATTATTTACCGCAAACTCCTCAAACTCCTTGTCCATCTTGTCAGCAAATGCCATCATTAACTCCAAACGTTGCTCCTCGCTTAGCTTTTGGTCTTTTAGTAACTTATCCCAATACTCAGACTTTAAGTTGTTTACATAAGACTTTTTGGCGTTTAAAGAATCTTGTAACCTCGCCACATCCTCCGCTTCAAACTTTATTCTTAGCTTCCTTAAATCCTCTTGGTATTCTTTTTCTATCTTTATTATCTCATCGTTGCTCTTAGCTAAGCCTATCTTTTCTAATTTCCTTTGGTCAAGGTCTAAAAGCATATTCTTTCTTTGCAAATCCAATGCCTCCTTTTCTGCATCTTCAATTCTCTTGTCTATGCTTTTTTGCAAGGCTACTCGGTCGTCTCCAAATTCTTTTATTTGTTTTAATACCTCCTCATTTGTCTTCTCTTGCTCTTTCTTTATTCTTTCGGATTCACCTTTGTCTAGCTTGTTTATATCCTCTATAAACTTAGTTTCTATTTCAAGTTCCTTCGCCTTTAGCTTTTCCTTGTCTTTGATGTTTTTCTTGGCGTTCTCCATGTCGGCCAAGTATAGTTTGTACTTTATGTCGTATCCGTTACGCCAGTTGTCCTCCGCTTCTTGCAGTGCCGTAGCCTCCGCCCTTAGCGATTTCTCTAAGTCACTTATTATTTCTTGGCGTGCCTGCTTTTGCTTTTGGCCTGAGGCTTTGATGCCTTGGGCTTTTTTGTCGCCAGCCTTTTCCAATTCAGTAGCAAATTTGCCCTCTTTTTCTAATTGAGAATTATTAAGGAACTCTATTTTGCGGTCATATTCTTCATTTATTTTAAGCCTTTCCTCATTATTTTTGCTCTTTTTTAAAGCAATGCCCCTTTCTGCTTCCAAATTAGACCTTTGCTTGTTAATTCTTTCTTTTTCTATCTTGTCAGATTGTTTGTTGATTTCTATAACATTGGTTTGGTACTTTTTAAGGTCTTGTAAATTTTTTAGTTGTTCAGCTATATACAAGCCTGTACCAGTGTCTCTACCCGATTGACTTAGCATCCTCTTTAATTGTCCAGAAGCCTTTTCTAAGTCAGAAAAATCAACATTCTTAAATAAATCATTCTGTGCCGCCTTAGAAAGACTTTGCTGTAATGTTTTTATCTTGTCACTATTAAAGTCTAATCTAGCTTGTTGTGCAAGTAATGCAATATTTGTACTTAAAAGGCTATTGCTACTTCTTATTGAAGAGTTAAAGTCTTTCATGCTTGCCGTACTTGCATCCATACCCTTGAAGTAATCAGGATATTGGTCTATAATTCTTTTGGCCGCTATCCTATATTCGTCACTGCCCTCTTTGAGTTTTGATAAGTTATTTATTTCTTGATTTGCAAGTTTGTTCTTAACAATCATAGAGTTAGCCTCCTCGTTGTTGGCAATAGCTCCTTTCAAAGTTGACATCCTAGACTCTTCTTGTGCATCTGATAACATCTCAAATGCCTTTATTACCGCATATATACCAGCAGTCCAAGCAACCATTGGTCCCATAGTAGCGTACAAATTCGCAGCCCATGCCTTTGTTGCAGTAGCCAATCTACCAAGTACCGTTGTAGCCTTTATTTTTGATGCCGTATTTGCATCCGTAGCCGCCATTTCAGCCGCTATTTGCATAGATGCAGCTCTGCTTACGCCTATTTCTTTTTCCTTGGCAAGTATCTTTTTTTCTATTGAAGCTATTTCCGCTTGATTTGAATTTATATGCTTACCATTTGTAGCTATGTTTTTTTCTTTTTGTAAGTTTATCTTTTTGAGTTCCAAGTTCTCCAGCTCCATTGCTTTTACTTGTTGCTCGGTAGTAATTACAAGTTGCCTTTTAGCTAATATCTCATCCTTTATAGTTTTTATACTAAGAGCCTTATCTGCCCTGCCTTGCCTATTAGATACAATTATCTTTTCTTGTTGTGCTAATTTCTCTTGAAGAGTTAATATTTCCTTTTGATTAGTTGCTATAAGCTCATTCTTTGATATAATATCTTGCTTATTTGAAGCAGTTAATTGCAAGTTTGCTTCTATCAACTTCCACGTCTCTGTAATTTGTTTTTCAAGTAACAAAATCTCATTCCTGTACCCTTCTTGCTTCAAGGTCATTCTGTTCATTGCCTTCATTTCGACTTCAATCAACTTTAACTCCTCCGCAGTCTTTGCACTTATCGCTAGCCTAGTCTGATTTATCGCTGCCGCCTCAGCCGTTTCAGCGTTGGTCATTTCCACCGCCTTAGCTATTGATGCTTGCTTAGCCAATACACCTTCTTCCACTACCAAATTTACAGCCTTTTGGCTTTCTGCCATTAGGTAATTCTTAGCCGTAAGAAGTATTTGCAGTGCCTTGTAACTTGCAAAAAACTGAGCCAAGTTCTTTACCACAGTCATAGTACGTGCAAATGCCGCCTCAGTACCTGCAAGACCCTCAACTACACTTGTAGCAAAAGAAAGAAAACTTTTTCCCGTGCCTTGGAAATAGTCGCCTATTTGCCCCATTGCGTAGAAAACCGTATCTTTTAAGTTACTTATTCTACCCGCAACGGTTTGTGCTTGAATGTCCATTAAGCCCGCAAATACTCCGCCAGCATTTCCTGCACTCAATATAGCCTTCTCAAATATCTCAAAGCTTATTTTACCGTCAGATATAGCCTTAGCCATATCTTGTATCTTTATGCCCGTCTGTTCAGCCAATAAAGACAACATCGGAATACCCGTCTCGTTTATCTGCCTTAGTTCAGTACCCATTAGCTTTCCAGCCGATTGCACCTGAGTAAATGCGTATATCAACCTTTTCAACCCTTCGTCACCCAATCCCAAGGCACTTGCAGAGTTACCTAATGACCTTAATACAGGTATTGTCTTTTTTTCTATTTCAGCCGCACTTAATCCTACCGCCTTGAAAGACGATATAAGCTTTTGTACACTTGTCACCGTTTCCTCAAATTGAAAAGGACTTTCTTTTACAAATTCCTTTACCTCAGCAAATAAACCAGCAGATGCCGTCTTGTCTTTTAGTAAGGCATCCAATGATAACTTAAACGCTTGTATTTGCGACTGTGCGTTAAATATGTTAGTAGTGAAGTCTAAGAAGCTATTAACCCCTATCACCGCAGCAAGACCACCCATTGAGCTTCTAAGCAAGTCTATTGACCCACGGAATTGGTTCATCCCGTTGGCTGTCTTGCCCATCTGCTCGTTTTGTAGCTTTAACTCTTGCCTCTTGCGTTGTATTTCATTTATTGATGCCCTCGTAGCGGCAGCCGCCTCCCTTTCTTGTTGCGTTTGGAGCCTACTCTGTGCCGTCAATTTGTTCAAGTCGGCTATTGCAGCCCTTTGCTCGGCAGCGTTTGCCCTTGAAAGTTGCGTGAGATACTTTGTCGCCTCGGCAAGCTCCTTTGTTGTTATAGATACCGTCTTTAGCCTTGCTATAAGCTGATTGATGTCGGATAAGTCGGTGATAAAATCAAACTTCGCACTGTCCACTGTCTGTGCCATATCTTTGTAAAGTTGTGTGTTATTTCTTTTGTGCCTTCTCTATTTCCTCGTTATGCTTTGAAATTCTTTCATTCACTAACAAGACGTTGCTTATATAGTCTAGGATTGAAAACTGTTCGACCTTAAACCTATCCAATTGTAAATTACTCGATATGCCCGTGGCAGATTCGAGGAAGTCTTTTTCAACCTTAACTCTTGCAAATGCTCGTTGTGCTTCTGCAAATCTAAAATTAACAAATTTCTCAAGTGGTTTTTCTTCTCTTGGCTTTCCTGACTTAACCCCGTAGAGGGCATTGATTCCTTGAATTGTTTGATCCAATCGAGGCTTCCAAGTCCAGAAAACCTCCAAAAAAAATTTGTTAAATTATCATCGCCTCCATCGACAGTAGCTTTCATTGCTGTGTTAAAGTCAAATATCTTTCTCAATGTAGCGTTATGGTCTAAATCGTAAGGATTTTCATCTTCTCCTATGATAGCAATAGCACATACCTCGGCTATTGCATTCTCTAAATTAAAGTTTTGATAGTGGTATTCGAAGGTGCTTATTGTCGCCATTACCTCCGTGTGCTTCTTTTTGAATACCATATCATCGTATGTAAGGTCTGCAAGCTCCTCTACTTGCTCTTTTATGTCCTGCAAATAATCCAAAGACACCATTTGATTCACCCCGTTCTCCTCGTAGAATCGCATTGTTGATGTATAATGCAAATACCTCTTAGCCGTTATCATGCCCAGCCCGTCAGCGAAGCTGTAGTAGTCCTTTCCGTTCAAAGTAAATAGCTTCTCCTTGGCTATTATACCCTTGCTCATTGCGTCCTTGAAGTAAAAGTGTGGTTCTACCTTATCCACTTCCATTTCGTCCTTGCTCGTGTTAAATACGGGTGCTTCCTCTTTCTTCTTTTGCCAAAATTTCCAATTCATTTATTCTTTGTTTAAAATTGTTTCGTTCGTGTTAAATGATAGCTCAAAGGCATAGTTAGAGAAAGGTCTATCATCGCTCGGTGTAAAGTATCTCTCGTACACCGCAAGCGAGTCGGTGTCTATGCTTACCTCTTGGAGTTCTTTCATGTCTAACGCCTTTATTACCTCTCCAAGCACATACCAATCGTTTACTATTAGTATTAGCTTTACAGGCACAGTTGCGTTGGAGTGTCGGTCAATCTCTATTGTATCGCTAGCAATAGCGAATATCATATTGCCTCCTTTGTATGTTATTGGTGTGAAGTTGTTGAAAGAGTTGATTCTGCGTAGCAATGTTTCGCCACCACGCCCGTTGGTTTGGTCTAAAATTCCGTAGTCTTCTATGTCACCACAGAACACGTCTTTGATTTGCTCTACAACCTCGCTAAAGTCCATTTACTTCTTTTTTTAGCAAAAATAAAGTATTGGAAGTTGCTTTTTGAAAGAATTGTAAAAATATTAAAGTCTTTGGATTCTTTGTTTGAAGAAAGTTAAAGTCTTTTTGGCTTGTGCCATACTCATGTTGTAGTTTGAGCTTCCGAACTTCTCATCGTGGATTTGAGCCAATTCGTTGTAAGTTATATCACTCCTTGTGCCATTTGACCTCACAGCGAAGTTGCTTGAAAAATAAAGTGAACGTTTGTATAATCTATTCCTTACGTTTACCTTGGTAGCCCTTGTGATAAGAAAGTTCTTGAACATGTTACCAGTGTATTTTAGCGTTACCTTTGCCGTTGGTAGCCCGTTCTTAGCCCTATCGTATTTACCGTAATCGAATGAATACCGCCCGAACTTCTTCTTTGCCTTGCTTATACGGAATTGCCCATTAGCCATGTTTCCTCCTTCCACTCTTGAAAGAATCAAGTCACGACCATATTCCATGGTGTCGTTTACGGCATCGGCATAGCTTTCAACTCTCTTTTCAAGCTTGAATATCATGCGGTCAATACCTTTGCTGTCAACGTTTATGGTTATCATTTCAGTCCTATTGCTTCAATTTCTATATCCTCATTGCTATCAGTGGAATACTTAAACGACTTTATGAAGCCTACTTTAGTCTTGCCACAGTATTCAAATTGCACGCACCCTTTTAGCCTATTCACGTCCGTCTTACATTTAGCCAAAGCAAATTTGTACACAAATGGGTCTAAGATGCTTTGGGTCTTTATGTTAGCGTTCTCGTCTATTGTGCCTTCCACTTCGTTGCAGTTGCAGTCATAAGTGTCGGTTGAAGTAAAATTGTAATTACCCTCGCCCGTAGTAAACACCAAGTCGTTAGCGATAAACTTCGCCCACCTATTTGCATTCCTTGCAGGTGTTATCCTTAGGTTTATTAGCCTATCGCTTTGTGCCAAGTCGGTGCTTATGTATTGGTCAGTCTCGGCTCTTAGCGTTGCCTTATCCACCACTATCCAATGTATTTCTTCGCTTGATTTCTCCTTTCTTATCTGCTCGCTTATGATACTACTACTTGAACTCCAATCGTTCAATAGAGACAATGTTTTGCTGCTTAAACCATAGCTTGATTCATAGTCTCTTTTGCCGTTATGCTCCACAGAGCCAAATTTGTTGTCAGCTTTCCAATTGTTGTAGCCTACTTTCACCGAGCTGAATACTATGTCCTCGTTTATTTCCCTACTTGCCTCTATTGCCTTTACCTTGTAAGGCTTGTTGCACTTTAAGAACTCACACCTTGCCATCAGCCTTGCACTCGTGCCTTCTATACTTAGGCTTGCAGGGTATTTGTTGTTTAGCTCATCAAACAAGTCGTACAAGCTCACATTTATTACGCTTGATTCGTTTATTAAGCCTTTGTTGTTGGTCAAATATCCATCAAATATGCAATCGTCAAATATGTATTCGTCTAAGGTAGCCTTGCCAGTGTTTTGTAGTAGTTGCCTGAATGCCTCCCTTACACTTATTGCCTTTACGGGTTTCCACTCTATCTCCGTGTCCGTACATTTCTCTATGTTTATTGCTACTAAAGACTTAGAGTATGTGAAGCTATAATTTGAGTTGAAGCTACTTCTTATCTCTAATTCTATGCCTTCGTTTGCTAATACGTTGATATTGGTGTTCAATGTCACAGTTTGCGTTCTCACTGTCGCACTTATCGGGAAAGTGTCTATCAAGAATCCGTTTAAGTACACCCCAAACGTTCCTGAGTCGTTAGCTAATGCCGTAAAGGTCAATGAGCCTGTTATCGTTATGCAAGATTCTATTGAGCTTGTAAAGAAGGCATTTGTTGAGCCTATGTTTACGTCCGAAGCCACCCCACCACTAAAGGTGTTTTCGGCTACTTTCAAGGGGATAAAGTGGTTCATGCTCCCATCGCCTATGTAGTTTACGTCTTGTCCTTCATAGTTCACTTGCGTTGGGAGGTCTCGGAGTGGTACTTGTATCTGGGTGTTTAGCTGTAAGCCATATTCTACCTTCTCCCTTGCCCTTATTAGGTCGCCTGAGCCTTTGGGTCTGAAAGAAAATGCCACGTTGCAGCATCCTATTTCTTCGTAAGTGCCAAAATCCACAAGCATCTCAAAGCTGTTGTTGCTTGCTTTATCTATGAATTTACCCGTTACGTTTGCGTTAAATCCGTCTTTTTCGAACTTGGACTTTATGTAGTTCGCCACGTTCGGGTCTTTTATTTCTATCTTTAGGTCGGCTTGGGAGGTGGCTAAGCCTAAGCCTTGATTATTCCAATAGCCGAAGTAGAAATCATCTAAGCCTCTTTCGATAGAGAAAGACTCGAAGCCATCTATTTTACTTTCGTCAAGCTTAAATTTGTCTACGTAGATTTCAAATGCCATGGCTTACTTGGTTTAAATTGAGCCAATCATAGGGTGTGTAGCAGATAAGCTATCACACTCCCAACAAATAGAACCATCCATAATGTCTTTTATATTGGTTATAGCTAAGCCAATAAGCTCATAATACCTTGTCTTTAAGTCAGGCAATAGTTGCTCCCTTACAGTTTCCACGTTGGCATCGCTAAACCACCCTCTTTGGTAGCTATTTAGCTTCTCTTCGAGTATCTTTATCGCTATGCTATAATTCCTTGCTTCAATAAAGTATTTGGCGTACTCGCACAATATGTCTTCAAAGTTGCACCCTATCTCAGCCTTTAAACAAAAAGCCTTGTTGGCTATCCACTCAATATTATCTATGCTCTTGCCTTCACAGTTCTGAATCCTTCCTATCTCTTCTTGTGTCTCACATAGGCATTGGCAGCATGGTTTAAATTCCTTGCAAGCCATATCAAAGAACACCGCTGTGTCTGATTTTATTCCTATGAATAGGTCTAAAGAAAAGTCGTTTAATATTACGGTGTTTATGGCTATCTTTTGCTTGCCTACTTCTATTTTAATCTCTTGTCGGTATAAGGTCTCCCCCGTGCTTAGGTCTATCACCAAAAACTCCCCATCGCCACCAGTCTTGGCATATAGCCCTATTTCTGCTATCCTAAGCTCCACAAAGTCCTCGTAAGGCATCGTTAGGTTATAGCCTTCTATTCCTTTTACTTTGAATACTCTTCGCTCCTTGTCGATTGAATAAGGCTCAGTTTGGCTCACAATATGATTAAATTTCTTTTGCTTCCCGAAGCCCCACTCCACTTCTTTTTTGAAGCTACTCCATGTATCCCTTTTCACCTGCTCCACAAAGTCCAAGAATGATTGTGTTTGGTCTTCACGTAAAGCTTTCACCAAGTGTGCAGATATGCCACTCACTTCTTCTATATAACTATCATGTTCTACATCGTTACATAGTCTTGTACCAATGTCAAAGCAATCTCTAAAACCTTTTTTCTCGCAATTCATATCTTAAAATTTACCCAATGGACACTCACTTTCGCTCCACAATTTTGCCTCTATTACACACCCACAGCCTTGCTCTCCTTCGTGTGTCTTGTTCATATCACACATAGGCACTATGCCCAAGTACTTACCCCTTAGAGGGCAGGCTTCTGTGCATATCTTGGCTTTTCTATCCCTTTCTGCTTTTATGTCTTTATCCCAATAGCCAAATTTGCTCAATATAAGCCACTTGTAGCCATAGTATATTTCCTTTAGCGTCATTAAATCCATGTTACTTTCTTTTACCACAAGTAGAACATCCGCTCGGCTTTCTTACAATCGCCACGGGTGCAGTCTTTGTTCCTTGTGCAGTCTTTTTTAAGTTGGTATAAAAATTTCCCTTTGTCATCGTATTCTATATTTAGTTGTGTCTGAAAACTTCTCTATAAATTGTGGGTACTCAGATATTGTCGTGTAGTGAATAGTTGACTTCTTTGTCGCCACATCCTCTATAAACACCTTGAATTTCTTTGATTCTATCGAAGTTAAGTACTTACCACTCACTATGTCGTTTACGCTTATCATTATAGTCGTACTGTTCGCCAAGTAAGGGTATGCTTTGTTCTCGTGGCTTCTTTTGAATATTTCCTTTAATGCTAAGTCGTACTCGCCTACTATCTCCCCGCTCATTACCTTTGCTTCGTATTGCCCTAAGAAGTCATTATAGTTACCTTGGCTACCCGACCTCTTAAACTCCAAGTGCAAGTTGGTCTTGTAGTTGTTAGCCAATAAGCCACCTTTGCCTACTTGGTAGTCCACCCTTATAGCGTTCTTTATGTTGTTGCTCTTTATTAGCGTGTAGCAGCAACTGTCCTTTATGTAGCCTATGTTTTCACCGTTTTCGAAAACATTTACTCTTGTCATGCTTTCTCTTCTAAATTCAATCATAAACAAGTTTTTTCTAATATTCCACAATTAGACCAAAATTCCACTACATAAGTGCCAGTGTATTCTATTTCTACTTTGTCACCTACCAATGTCACCACAAATGCCCCTTCTTCAAGTAGCTCTAAGTAGTCTATAAAGTCGGGATTTATTATTGTTGCCCCGTTCTCTTGTAATGTCGGGTTGGGTATGTTATGTACCACCCCATCGTAGTCTATTTTATTAGCCATTTTTATTGTCCATTTACATTTATAAATCTCCATTGTCCACTCGCACTTGTTTACTTTGTACTCTACTTTGAATTTGAATTCTCCGCAATTTAGTACAGCATAATCTTTCTTACAAGCCACTTTATTGCTTAGTTCTATACTTATGCCACACTCGTCTTCACATGATGCACCATAAGGCAGTAAAACACGCTCTCCTTTCTGCAATATTTCTATTGATACCGTGTATGCCTCTTCTTCTATGAAGTTGGCAGGAGACCACTCTATTATCACGTAGTTGTTGCACAATACCTTTGCCTTCAAGCACCAAATCCTATCTTTGGCGTATATCATTGCATCTACATGGCTACCCACTTGCAAGGTTGGCACAAAGACTATGAAGCCTTTTAGACACACGCTATACACTGGTAATCTCTCGTTGCAGTCGTAGGTAATACATTGACCAACATCCCTCATCTCGAACTTTTTTTGTGCAAATTTAAAGTTTGGCAAATTGCTTTTTGATAAATATTTATTTTTTTTGATTTTGTTTGTTTTTATGATAATTGGTTTTACTTTTGTGCATGGTTTGACAGCCAAAAAACGAAAAAAGATATTTAGCCTCAATTGGCTCAAGCGTTGGGTTCATTCGTGCCCTTGTCAAACGTAAGAGTCAGTTGGGGCTTTTTTTAATTTAATACAATTATGCAATTATTGCAAAACAAAAACACTATTAGCTCGCTTGAATTGGTTGAGCAAATTAACATTTTTAGAAAAGAAGATGGGAAAAAAGAACTGGGTCACAACGACTTATTAAAAGTTATCCGTGATGAGTTTGAAGATGAAATTTCACTGGGAAAAATTTCCCATACCCCGTATCTACATAATCAAAATGGGCAAACTTATCCAAAGTTTGATTTAACACTTTCACAAGCAAAGCAAGTGTTAGTAAGGGAATCAAAAACTGTAAGAAAGGCAGTTATTGCTTACATTGAAAAGTTAGAGCAAGAACTTTCCGCACCTAAAGCTAAAACTCAGATTGAATTAATTATTGAGTCTGCTATGGTATTGCAAAACCATGAGTCAAGATTGAGTAATATAGAAAACAAGCTTGACATTATAGAAAAGAGTAAAGAACTTGCTTTGCTTGAGTTAAATGATATTGAAAGAAGTAATCAAGAAGTTCCAGAAATAGGCACAAGATTAAAGATTAATCAAATAGTTAGAGCTTACTCTGAAAAAACAAAGATTGATTATAGAGAAATTTGGAATAAAATGTATTCTAAATTGCTATATGTTTACAGATTTAATGTAAATGCTTACAAGAAGTTGCATCCAAAGGAAACTTTATTGGATATAGTTGAAAGAGAAAATCAGCTTGACAACTTGTACGCATTAGTTTCAAAAGAATTAAAATAAAATAAAATAAAAATGAAAGCAAAAAAAGGATTAAGTTTAGATGTCTTATTGAAATGTGGGTTTACCAAAATCGATAAAGAAGACGAGTATTATAGTGAATTTTCTAACTTTGACTATTCATTAGAATTAGGTCAGACAGAAACAGCAAACTATTGCTATTTACTAGTTAGTGAAGGTTCAAAGATAATAAATGTTTATGAGACTGATTTGTACGGGCAAAACCTTGTTAAGGTCGGAGTGGCATCTTTGGATAAATTAATTAAAGACGGAACCGTAGATTATATTGAAATAAATAATAAAATGAAAACAGAAGATTTAGAAGGTCGTATCGTAACCTCAAAAACACTTGCTAACACCATAACTGTATTGGCAGAAAAAAACAATATACAGTTAGAAATGACTCACAAAAAACTTCTAAGTCTAATTGTTAAGAATTACGACTATGATATTCACGAAGGTAGAATAACTACATCCGTTGAGTTAAGCAAAAAAGGCAAAGTAAAACTTTCTTTTATAATACCTTTGAGGCTTGCAAGAATAATAATTGTTACTTCTTTGCCAGAAATACGAATAAAAGATATAGATAATGCTTTAAATATGCTTATAAAGCATTACGATAAGATTAATTCAGAATCGTAATTGACTTTATTCAGGTTTATAAAAAAAGGGTATAGGAGTTTTCTATGCCCTTTTTTCTTTCTACAACACCTGATAATTAGCAAAGCCCCTCTCAGGCAAAGCATTCATCGTACTTTCGTACATATTCAAGTAGTTGCTATGGAATGATTCCAACTCAAACTGATTTATGTCGTATCTCAAGGCATCACTAAAGTGGCACACGTTGTTGTTCGTTGCCCACACCTTGTCTATGCCTCCATACATATCACACCTACACACTGTCAAGTCATTGATTAGCCTCGGGCAAGTTACACTCACTTTGAAGTTGCTCCTATAATTGCTAAACACCCAATCGCAATGTGACCTACTGTTGTGATGCGTTGGCTTCTTGTTTAGCGATGGGAAGTCCAAAAACTCCGCTCCACGCTTCAAGAACTCCTCTCTAATCACCGTAAACTTGCCTATCCTACCTAATCCTGCACTATCGCCTATTATCTCGTATTCAGCATCTATTCCGTACTTCCTTATTACCTTTTCAGCTATCAAGCCTATGTTGGTCATACCGGTGCTAAAGCTCTCTTGGCTGCCTTCGCTTAGTTCGTCTCGGTATATCACCCCGTTCGTGTTTGGCTTAAAGTACTTCTGCAGCCTTTCGTCCACCGCTATCTCGTAGTCTTTGAAGTGCTGAGATACCACCAAATGCTCGTCCAAGCCAAAGTCCCACGATAGGCATACTTTATACTCTTTGAAGAAAGGTATCTCATCGTTACATACATGGAGGTTATAGTTGAAGTTCGTGAAGAACGGGTTGTTGGTTTGTATTACACCCCACTGCCCAAGGCATTCCACTTTGTACTTCTGTTGGTCAGTGAACTTCAAGCCCTCCAAGGTGTCTATGTAGTCTTGGTTTACAAATTTGTTATCTTTGTATGTGTAGTGGTACTTCGCTGTTCTTGAGCCTATTGAGCCTTCTTGCACGTTGTCAAAAAATACTTTCTTGAGCCAGTGCATCTCGCTCACGGGGTTGAACATGAATACAAAGTGTGTCGATTTTTCACTCCTGAAAGACGTTATTAGCGTCATTATGTCTTCCTCTCTACATTGGTTTATCTCGTCTACTACCACTAAGTTAAATCCCGCATATCCTTTACTCCTTTCGCCACCGTCTGCTCCTATGTGGTCAAATACAAGCCTGTTGCCTTTCGGGAAGTGTACATTCCTTACGTCTGAATAGAAGTTTGCTTTTAGGCTTTTCTCTACACCTTTTTGCTTGCATATCGCCATGAATGGGTTGAATGCCTTTTCTTTCATGCCTAAGCCCACGTTCCGAAAGAATACCGCATTTGTTCCCTCTTCGTTCCAAAGTTTCTTTAGTAGTACTTGGTACAAAGAGTGTGTTTTAGAGCTACCACGACCACCGTAGAGGATTGTAAAGGTGTTTTTGGTTATACTATCGCTTAGGTCGTAATACGCCTTGTTTAATTCTTTAGGACTGAATACCATCTTCTTTTACTTTAAAAGTTACAACTACCTCACACCCGCAAGCAGTGGCTAATTTCTTGAGCAGGTTTAGCCCTATTTTGCCTTCTTGCGACCTATGCCCTCCTTCCATGTATGATATTCTATATTTGTTGTAAGAGTTATTAGTGCCACTAATTAGTCTAGCCAGTTCTTCTTGTGTGAATCCAGCATACTCTCGCATCTCTTTTAAATCCATGAACACGTTTTTTTCACAAAATAATAAAATCTAAAATTGATATTTGAAAGAAACAAAAAAACCTACCGCAATGCAGTAGGTCTTTAAATGAAAAACAAATATTTAAACAAATGTTTCAGAAAAAAAGCCTCATTTATTTGTCTTGCAGTAGTTTAGGTGCTGCTTCGTTGAACCAAAACCCACCTTCTTTCTCCTTTTGGTATGCAAGCTCTTGTGCTATGCCTGTTGTGTTATTAAGTGTTACAAAGTCTTGCTTCAAAAAAGCCTTTGTTCTGCCTATTGGTGCTTCGTGGCTCTCCCCCATTTGGTATAGGTACGAGCCTTGCTCTGTCTTGTAAATAAACAAATCATAGTTCCCGCCATTTATTTTGGCTGAGCCAATCGTTGTCTTCCCAAAAGGAAAGTGTGAAGCCTCCGAAGGCTTTGCTGATTGAGCCAATGAAGCATCTAATTTCTCTCCTAGTTCGCTTAATATCTCTTTGAATGTTCTCATTTGTAACTGTATTTATATCCTTCTTGAAATGTACTGTCTATCGGGCTGCCGTTCCTTCTTACTCTTACTCTAAGCAAGTCTAATCTTACACCCTTTCTTAAATTAGCGTTTTCCGCTTGTAATGCCTTGTTTTTGTTGTTTACCTGAGCCATAACGGACTGTATGCCCTTTATTTGGTCTGCATGGTTAAAGTTGTCTTCCTTTGCCTTTGTGCTTAAAGAATCTACGTTCTCGCTTAGTTTATCCGCTAAGGCACTATAAGTGGCCACATCTTGCTCTAATCGCTCTATCTTTTTGTCTTTGAGCTTTATTATGCCTAGCATAGACACAATCGCCACAAACATTATTGCCGTACTACTTCCTAATAGTTTAATCATTTGTTTTATTGTTTGTCGAAGCCATATTTCTTTATGTCTTCGTCTGTTAATATTATACCTTTCTCTTTAAACATCTTTTCCTTTATGGCTTTATACTTGTCTTCCTTGGCATCTACTTTCACTACCACAGACTTTTTGCCTAGCTCAGATGCTACAATGTACTCCTTTAGGTCACCCCAGTAGCCATACACTCCTCTAAAGCTGAGCAAAGTTAATGCTAAATACCATGTTACACGCACAATGTGCTTCTGATATTTAGAAAATATTTTTACTATTTCATTTTCTTGTTGCATCTAGCACGAGTTTAATTATCCAATTCTCTACTATTTCGTACTTCTTTAGCCTATCTTCCCACCCGTTTACCTTTGCCGAGTTGGGCTTACCCGTGTTTATTATTGAAGACACCTCTCTAAATGTGCCACTGTCCGACCACTTGTTTAAGTTGTTGGCCTTCCAAAACCAAAAGGCTGAAAGAACAGCGTATTGTGGTGATTCCACTAACACGGGGTTTCTTACAAAGTCCTCCTTGAAGTCAGGATATGTAGCCTTGCAGAAATCTGTAAATGCCTGATAATTAGCACGATGTGAAAGTTGCACAATTCCTCGGCCGAAAAAATTACCCATTCTTGCCACATAAGCTGGGTTATCCCTAGGTAGTATCTCTCTAACATTTCTGAACCCATTTGACTCATGAAGTACGTTAGGTAAAAAATTCAATAGCCTTTCGGGAGTGTTCACTTCGAACTCCTCGCAATACTTATTTAACCACTTTAGGTAAAAGTATGAATTTGTCGCTCCCCAGTCCTTAAAATCCTGCTCTGTTAGTTTCATTTGATACTATCAATTACTCTATTGAAAAAACTTTTTTTCTTTAAGACTACACTGTCTTTCTTTTCTAATGTATCTTTTTTTACAAATGTATGAAATTTAGACGAATCAATAGATAACAAACTCTCTTTTATTACAACTATCTCGCTTTCTGCGTGCCTTACACTCTTGTCTAGCTTGCTTATTTGCTTTACAAGCGTGTCTGACGGCCTCTTTATCTCTTTGGCAAAGGATAACACCACTACGGGTGAGTTATCGTATAAGGTAGCCTCTTTTGGCTTCTTTTGTCCTATCGTATCTCTAGTAGCTATTCCGCCGAAAAGAAATAAGCTAAGTATGCAAAAACTAATTAATGACTTCATTTGCTTTTAGTTTATCAAGTTCCGAATTGATTTTAGTTATCTTAAAGTTGTACTTCCTGATTAAGTCAAAGAAGTAAGTGTACACACTGTCGTTCTCGTGGTTCTTCTTTAACACAAACTCATTGATTTGGTTTTGGAATAGTATCGTCTGACTGTTGTAGCTTATCCTGTTGTCTTCTCTTATCTTGCTTATTAACTCCGAGCAGTTCTTTTCGTGCTGTGTTATCTTTGCCTCCTTCTCTTGTATCGTCTGATACTGGCTATATAGCCCAAAGACAAACAATCCAACCACAATAAGCACCACAAGCCGCTCCTTAGCCACTGTTGATAGTTGGGTAATTGCATTTACTATCGTTGTAATCCAATCCATGTTGTGTGTTATTTATTTAAATTAAAATTATGAGACTACCATATTTACCATATTCCCAACTTGAGTAAATGTTACAGTACGTCCTGTATTGTTTATTCCCAACGTTGGCATTGGAACTACAGTCGTGTTATTTTTTTGCACAATTGGATATGTTCCTGGCAATAATGGGTCAAGTGCATTTACTTTCCAACCAGCAGTTAATCCGTGTCCAGTTGTAAATGCAATTTTACCTGTTGAAGTTGGTGTAATACTTCTAACATCTAAGGCACTTGTAGCATCAATATAAAGATATGTACAACTTGCTGTAGTTGAAGTTCCAGCTGAAACCGTTGCTCCTGTTTGTACTCTAACTTGACCGCCTGGGGCTGTAAATGTAGCACCTTGTAAAATAAGTTTTGCACCATTACGAGGGTATATATTTCCAGTGTTTCCAGTGCCAGTCATCGTTAATTGATTTTGAGAGCCACCGTCTAAAAAGTAATTTGCAGCATATAGGCCACCAGTCCACAACAAACGACCAGCATAAGTTGTAATTCCGTTGTTCTTAATTGTGTTATTTACTGGGTCTCCACTTTGCCAATATGTAGTAGGGTCGTTACTTGCAAGTGAACCAATTACTTGACTTGTATTTGCATTTGTGCCAATTCTTCCACCATTAACTAATACTATTTTTGCGTATTGCAAAGAATTGTTGTAGCTGGCGTTAATTGTCGTGCCGTCCACCGTCATGGTGCCGTTGTAAGTGTTGGATGTGTTGCTGAAGTGAACGATGCCGTTCGGTTTTGTTGCGGCCAATGACCCGATAGTCAGCGGAGCCGAGCCTGTCAGCAATCCAGCAAATGTGTTGTTGTTGTTGGTATTCGACTTGATGCAAGCAGCAGTTTGTACATTTATTCGCATACTGTGCGTAACACCGTTGCCCGCCACCTGAATTGCCCCGATTTTCGTGCCTGTGCTGTCGCACCATCCGCAGCCGTTTATATTTACCCGTGTAGTGCTGGGGATGACAAATGACGTGAGTTGGAATGTGCCACCGTCCTTGACGTTCACTGTGCCAGTTCCAGTCCATACGTTACGGTTGGACCATACAGCGTTATCAATATTGATGGTGCCGTTGTTCGTCACTGCTGCTGCAAGTCCAAAACCTGACCCGCACACACCACAGCCGATGACGTTGTAAATTCCGTTGTTGTTTAAGGCTTGGCAAAGATACGTGTTTGCTGCGAACGATGTGTATTGTGTTGCAATCGCTCCTTCATTTAGAGTTAAATTACCTAAAACTCTTGTAGTTACATTTGAACAATCTGCTCCAAGTTGTAATTTAGTACCTACCTCCATAACAACTGGTCCACTATGTGTATTTGCTCCAGTAGCTACCAATAATCCTGCACCTACATAGCCTGTTCCTGCAATACTTTCGGGACCCGCTTTTATAGTCCAAGTTCCCGTTCCCGCCACGTTTCCAGTTAAATAACCTGTTGCATTCTTAGATACAAAGGTGTGAAGCAATGGAGCTGCCGTATTTGCCGTGTAGTTGTTGCTTATTGTGCCATTATTTTGCCCTACGGTTTCAGTTGTTCCTACGGACATCTCCCACTCCCCTGGAGGTAAAGCCGAGCCTATGATAGTTGCTATTACTTCACAATCTGTTACTATTGTTGTAATTGAACCTAAGTTACCTGCATAATCCACTATGAAATTAGCAAGAAATTGTGCTGAACCCACTATGTTACCCGCAGCATCAACATAACCACCTAAAGTTGGGTTGGTTATTCCACCACATTTTGTAACGAGCTTGTCAATTATTAGTGAACTCATCTTATGTATTTTTTATTTATAATTAAATCGCTCATAATATTAAGATAAAGTCATTTTAAGTGCGGTACCCACCCACGCAAAAGAAGCCGTTAAACCTGATGCGTTTGTACCTATTGTTGGTAAATTAGCAAAAGCTCCTGTTGGGTTTGGACTTATTAAAATAGTGAAAGTACCAGCTGTCATTGGTTCCATTAAATTAACCTTCCAACCTGCAATTAAATAAG